AAGATCACTCTTGGCTCCCTTGACCGCAGAGCCTATGTTGTTCTGTCCTGCAATTATTACCTTTGCTGTTGCCACGGCTCTGCCTCCTTATATAAAATGAAGGCCTCAGTGACGAGGCCTTGATGGTGAAGAAGCTTTGATCTTCTTCATTTTGTCATTCAAATGTTTTCTGTAGTTCATCTGAACAAGACGGATGACCTGCATGGTCATGTACGGTTGATCGGTGATGGGACCCGAGAACGGCAAGGTCCTGAAGTCCCCTGTCTCCGAATCGCAAATGGGCATGAAGATGTCTGTGATGTAGCACAGCCACCTTCCATATTCCTTGTAGAGCTCTGCACTGAAGCGCCCATTGAACACCTCGTGGCAGAGACTAGCTATTTCTCTTCTGTCTTGCTCAGACGGGTAAAAAAAGCTGCGCTTGCATACTCTGCGACAACCTTGCTTGTGAGGTCCAGCTTCTCGAAGATGAAGTCGGTCACAGCCTTGTCAGTCATCTTCTTGCTCTCTGTCTCATAGAGGTTATGGTCCACTATGATGTGAGGAAGGACCTCATGGAAGAACTCCATGAGCGCAACGTTGCCCTTCTCATGGGCTTCGTTAAGCTGCATCATCTCCAGGGTCGGGAGTTCCTTGAGGAGCACGTATGCATCCTCATCCTTATCCTGTCCTATAAGAGTTCCAAACTCGACACGCACTTTCTGAATTGCATTCTGATATGCCTTCTCTCTTACAAATGCCATTATTCTTCCTCCTTGTGGTTGACTGTGATTGTCACAGGCTCTGCGCTACCGACTGTGAGTGCCTCCCCTGAGAATGAGGAGTCGATGATTCCTGTTCCACCTACATTTCCATCAGCCGATGTGATGTTCACATACGGAAGATAGATCTCAATGTTCTCCTCTGTATCAGAGGTTGTGAACACGAGCTTGAGAGCAACACATGGACTTTCCTCAGCAAGGTAGTAGGTCTTCCTGAATGTATCGATGGACTCGGAATACGGAATTGAGAAATCCACTGTAACAGACCTGAGTCCCATGACAGGACGGCCGGATTTGATGCCTGTGCAGTATGTGGCAGGGGCATCCTCCATTCCGTTGTCGATAGTGATATCACAAGACTCGACACACAGAGTCTGACTTGGACTTGCTGTTCCACCTGCTCCGTACAGAAGAGTCGCCTGGGTACAGCGATAGGAAGGAAGAGTGAAAGAGATTGTCTGGAGCGTCTTTGCACCATCATCTCCGGCAGACAGCTCATCTACACCGACAAGGTCTATATCGACCTTCACATAGTCCTGGGCTGCAGCCGATATCTTGATGCTCTTAATGGTGACATCAGGATATGTCTTTACTATTCCACCTCTGGAAAGAACAAACGTGGAGACTGGGAGTTCTGCATTCGGATTTGCAAGTGTGTAGACATTCCCTGTCTTGATACCCAGAGCACACTCGAAAAGCCAGTCTGCAAATTCTGGTCTGAGAACAGTGTTGATGCTACCAGCCACAGCCATGGACATGGTATCTCTCTGGTTTGCGGTCTTCGAGGCCAGAAGGTTCCCCTCGTCTCCTTTCTCGACGGTGACATTTATTGATTCACCTGTCATGTTTATCAGGGTGTCCGGCACAACCGGAGTACCCCATGCATTCTGCTTTGCCGCCTGGCATGCAGATCCTGCGCCTACGCGATATGCCATATGCACCTCCGTTTAGAAATCCTTTGTATATCTGATAGAGACCGAGACCTCCACGCCCTGGACATTTCTATTGCCCTCGACAGCGGGATAGAACTCGGCATCATTCACATCTGTGAAATCGACATAGCCATCCAATCCGATGTTTGTCCTCAGCAGTGAGTACAGGGCATTGAAATAGCCATAGATCTTTCTTGTGAGGTTCTCCTGCCTGTCCTTCTTGCAAAGGATGAAGAGAGCCACATTGAAAGTTGAATTGTCACTTTCTGTAGAAAGTGCTTCATAATCTGCCCAATTCGGTACAATATAGAACATTGTTGCCTTGGGCATGAGATCCGTATCAGGGAAATCTATGGCAACGTTATGTTCATCTATCTGTGCAAGGCCTGCCTCCAGATGATCATTGAGATGACTCTGCAGGACGGTCTTCATCTGATTTAGTATCGTCAGTTCGTTCTTCATCCTGATGCCTTCTTCTGTGCAGCCTTCTCGGCCTTGTCTATTTCCCTCTGTGTCAGCTGATCCAGCTTGGTCTTGAGCTCACTGCTTGCCAGGTATCTCTTTGCAGGGCCTGACACCCAGTCCCTTTCCGGTATGGTCACACTGTGTTTGCGTATCCATTTCTCTCCGATCTTGAATGTCAGGAAATCTCCCTTCTTGGCCTCTATGGTCGTTCCCTTTGAAAGGACATATCCGTATCTGACCTTGTCCCTTGAAGCAGACGGAGAGACTATTGCAGCCTTTCCGTTCTTGATCACCCGGCTGTTGAGGCTCTTGTACAGAGTTCCTGTCTGTTTACGAAAATAGCTCTTGTATGATTTCTTGACCTTGTTCTTGACCGCGGTGCCGACACCGGAGAGAATCCTGCGCCTCATCCTGAACTTGTTGCCATCAAGCTCGGACAGCATATCCATTGCTTGGTCAAGCTTTACCTTCACATTCACCAGATCTGCCATCAGAACGCCACCTTTCTGTAGGTCTGGAGTGGATTGAGGTACTTCAGATAGTTGGTGTATGAGATGAAGCTTCTGCTGTTGTCTGAGAAGCTCTTCCCTGTGACACCGATGTTCTCACCACCTTCCATAAGCATTAGGGTGGCTATCCTGAGGATTGTGAGTCTGACCAGTTCAGGGACATTCCCGTCCGCCCAGTTCCCCGTATTCTCCGGATCATATCTGAGATATTCACCGACAAGGTTCTGGGCGGATTCCAGGAAAGTCTCCTTCAGAGATGTGGTCTGCTCGCTGTCCTCGTAGTTCCCTGTATAGTCATTGAACTGTGTGACTGTGACAAGCATTCCTTTATACCCCCTGATGGTTCTGATTATGTGCTGGGTCTGACGACACGGATGATCAATGGCAGCAGAGCATATCCATCGGACTTGAGAGATATCTCCTTCGGTGTATCCAGAAGCTCTTCGGTTTTCACGTAGAGCACGAATGATCCTTCGGTACATCCTACGCTCTGGGCCTCGGTTGCATCTGCTGCAGTGAGAAGATACCCGTTGTACTTCACCTTCGTGATGTCAGAGATGCCTGTTCCGATCTCAAGGCCAAGCCACTTGTGGGTTCCCTGAGAAGGAACGGAACTTGCAGACTCCTCCAGCTCATCAGGGTCCACTGTGATTGTGATGACCCTATCTTCGAGTACGACTGATTCGACCTTGGCCTTGTTGTCGACAAGCACCTGCTCAGTTGGGGAAGGAGCAAGACCTGCGGATACATTCCACTGGTCAGGTTCCATGAGTCCCGCTTCCTTTAGGGCTGTGACGATCTGGGCATTGGTCGCTGTGGTAGGAAGATTCTCCGCCTGTGGAAGGCCCTCTACCTGAGAGCCTTCCTCAAACAGAACCTTTCCTCCGAAATGGGTGACATCTCCACCCTGTTCGGTGTAGTTCTTAACGTTATAGCTCATGTGCTACCTCCTCAGGCCTTCTGCTTGAGGACCTTGATTGCTTCAGGAAGCACTGTCTTTCCATCAAGGCGCTTGTAGGCAAGGAATCCGACCTGGCCGTTACCAGCGAAGAGCTCATTGAGTCTCTTGAAGACAATGCCCTGTCTGTCAGCAATCCAGTAGTATGACAGGTCACCGAAGAGGAGTGTCTTTGCTCCTGCAGCGATCTCCGGCATGAAAGCAGTGGTGCTGTAAGGCTTGCCGAGGATGGTGTTGACCTCCCCGTCCCTGATACCAGGCTGCCAGAGATATACACCGTTGCCATCCTTGAGCTTGCGGATCTGCTTCATGGTGCTGTCGTTCATGATCCATACAGCCTTCTTCCTGTAAGGGGTCTTGAGGCTGTGGAAGAGATCGATGAGCTCATCAGCAGTAAGTGCGGTTGAAGAAGCAGCAGTGACACCTACCTGTGCACCTGCAGTCTCATGCAGAAGTCCAGTAGGTTTGTGTGTGCCATTCCCATTGAGGAATGCGTCCTCTTCCTTGTCACCGATTCTGCGGGCGAACTCGCTTCTCATGTAGGCTTCGAGATCGAAAGCTGAATCATTGAGAAGTTCCTCGGACACCTTGATGAGGGTACCGACCTTGTGTGCATCCAGGTTGACCTGGCCGAAAGTCTCATCGGACTGCTGGAAAGCATCCTCTTCCTCCATCCAAGCTGCCTCACCATGAGATGCGACTATAGGAATCTTGTGGGTTCCGTTGGATGTGGCGATGACTTTGGCGTACTGGCGGATTGCAGTCTCCTCGTTAAGGGCCTGTATGAGTGTTCTCTCATACTCGTCCGGAACAAGATATCCACCTTCAGAGTCAACACCTTCCTGGAGGGCATTGGTGATTTCCAGTGAAGGATACTTGACCCTGATGGTGTTCCAGAATGCCTTGCGATAGGAATCGGCTGCTCTGCCTTTCTTCTCATCCTTTGCCTCACCAGGCTTGCCGGTAAGCGGGATGTTCACAGGCATCTCAAGGACTGACTCTCTGTTCTCAAGACGCTCCAGTCTCTCGATCTGCTTGTCATAATCCATGAGATCATCTTCCATTCTTGAGTATGCAGCATCGTCCTCTGCAGACAGACGTGCATCATCCTTTGAACGGGACTCAAGAAAGTCCCTCGACTTCTTCACGAGTGCGGCTCTCTCCGCCCTGAGTTCTCTGAGTGTCTTCATTCTGACACCTCCTTTGAATTGAGTTTTTCAAGCAGGGCGGATATCTCCCTGCCGTTGTTCTTTTTCGGTGTGCTGTACTTGGCCACGAGCTTCGCCTTCAATGCGTCCTCGCTTGACCTCTGGGCAAAAGAAAAAGCAGCCATGTCACTGACTGCCTTCTTGCTGTCCTCCAGCATTCCATCCGCAAAGCCAAGCGCTATCGCCTTCCTTGCGTTCATCCATGTCTCTGCCTCCATCATCCTGGACAGCTCTTCATCCTTGAGTCCTGTCCTGATCGAGTAGGCGTTTATGATGCTCTGCTTCACCTCATCCAGCATCTTGACCGCTGCCTTCATGTCGTTGTGATCTCCAAAGGCCATGGTTGCCGGGTTGTGGATCATCATCAGGGCCGTTGGTGCCATCAGCACCTCAGTTCCTGCCATTGCGATGACTGATGCAGCAGATGCCGCAATGCCATCGATCTTTACCGTTACCTTTCCCGGATAATCCATCAGCATGCTGTAGATCTGACTTGCTGCAATGCAGTCTCCACCAGGTGAATTGAGCCATATCGTCACAGGTCCCGAGTCTGCAAAGAGCTCGTCCCTGAACATCTGTGGTGTGACATCGTCATCGAACCAGGACTCCTCGGCGATTGTCCCGTATAGCTCAAGGACTCTTTCTGCCGACTCTTCCTCGGTCTGGTTTCTGAACACCCAGAACTTCTTCGTCTTCATCTGAGTTTTCCTCCGTTACTGTTTCCTTGTTCGCATATGCATCTCCTGCTTTACCAAGCGGCAGCATATTTCCATTGACCAGATACAGGTCTCCGCCTTCCTCAGCCGGAATCCTGTCCAGATCCTCAAGCTCCCTTATATCGTTCGCACTCATCCATCCGTTCTGCCTGGCTGTTGCATAACCATTCATCCTGCTCTGGTAATCACCACGCAGGAGGCCTTCGACATTGAACTTGAAGAAATAGGTGTGCTTCTCATCCTCTGTGAACAGGGCTCTTGAAAGGCTCTGCTCCCATCTGATCACCCACGGGTCCAGGGTGTATTTCACGAATTCAAGTGACTGCTGCTCTATATTGCTGAATGAGGATTTCTCCAGGTCACCTACCATATGTGGCGGGACTCTGAATATCCTTGCAATCTCGTTGATCTGGAACTTCCTGGTCTCCAGGAACTGTGCTTCATTGGGGGATATGGAAATCGGTGTGTACTTCATTCCTTCTTCCAGGACAGCTACCTTATGACTATTGGATGAGCCACCATAGGCTGAATTCCAGGACTCTCTGACCTTCTCAGGGTCCTTGAGAATTCCCGGATGCTCCAGAACACCAGAGGGAGATGCCCCATTCGAGAAGAACTTTGCTCCGAACTCCTCACAGGCTATTGCCATGCCTATGGCATTCTTGGCCATTGCGATTGGTGAGTATCCGACCAGGCCATCAAAACCCAGACCTGGGATATGAAGCACATCCTCAGGGCTCAGGGTCACAGAGGACTCGTTGTCCTTTGCATTGGCCTCTTCTTTGCTGCGACTGTAGGTGTAATAGAGCTTGCCCTTGTCATCTCTGTCCACCTGCATCTTGTTCGGCATAAGTGGATACAGTCCGATGACCTCACCCTTGCCGTTACGGATGATCTGCGCATAGGCATTTCCCCAGAGAAGCAGGTGCGTCATGAGTGTTTCCCTGAAAACGAAGCTGGTCATCTCGGGATTCGGTTCATCATGGAGAAGTGAATACAGACTGTGGTCTATGGCCTTCTCCTTGCTGCCATCTTCCCTATACCGATAAAGGTGCAACGGAAGACCGGCTATTGCTTCCGAGAGGATTCTCACGCATGCATAGACAGCGGTCATCTGCATGGCTGATCTCTCGTTTACATTCTTTCCAGCTGTGGAACCACCCATGAAGAAGCTGTAGGCAGAACCTGCAGTATAGTTCTTCACAGGCTTGTCCCTGGATTTAAAGAGTCTTGGAAATTTCATCTTCTCTCCTGCCCAATTGGCACTAAAAAAGCACCCACAACAGTGAGTGCCCAACAATCAAAAACTGTAATCAGATTACAAAGATTCCTCTGCTGTCATAAACTGACGCAGAGCTTGTATTGCCACATCTGATTGCCCTGTCCAGGGCCATTATGGTGGCAATTGCACCATCTATCTTCTCGGTCGATTTCTCCTTGTCAGCCTTTATGTTGCCGGCAGGATCCGTTCTTACCGTTACATTATCCATCATCCATGAGAGGACTGGATTGCCTCCATGGGACAGCTTCTTTTCAAGTGTGAGCTTCATCAGCTCTTTGGTCGGAGGGCTCATGTCCTTGAAGCCCTGACCAAATGGGACTACCGTGAATCCCATGCCCTCCAGGTTCTGCACCATCTGTACAGCTCCCCATCTGTCGAAGGCTATCTCCTTTATGTTGTACCTGGTTCCCAGATCCTCTATGAACTTCTCAATGAAACCATAGTGGACCACGTTGCCTTCCGTAGTCTCCAGATACCCCTGCTTGTACCAGATATCGTAAGGGACATGGTCACGTCTGACCCTCAGCCCCAGGTTGTCCTCTGGTATCCAGAAGAAAGGAAGTATCTGGTACTTGTCCTCTTCATCAACAGGAGGAAACACAAGGACGAAGGCTGTGATATCAGTTGTAGAAGATAGGTCCAGGCCCCCATAGCAGATTCGACCTTCCAGAGCCTTTGGATCCACAGGAAAGCTGCATGCATTCCATTTGTCCATAGGCATCCATCGAACTGCCTGCTTCACCCATTGATTGAGCCTGAGCTGTCTGAATGTATTCTCCTCTGCAGGGTTCTGCTTTGCACTCTCACAGGCTGCCACGACCTTCTCCATTCCTATCGTCTCTCCAAGTGAGGGGTTGGCCTTGAGCCATGTCTTCTTGTCAGTCCAGTCCTCGTTCTCGTCAGCACCATAGATGACCGGATAGAAAGTCTTGTCGAACTTTCTGCCACAGAGGATGTCCAGGGCCTTCTGATGTGTTTCATAACAGATGCTGTGGGTATCTGTTCCTGCAGTTGTTATCAGAAAGTACAACGGCTGCATCCTGGCATCACCAGAGCCCTTTGTCATTACATCAAAGAGCTGCCTGTTAGGTTGGGTGTGAAGCTCGTCAAAAACGACGCCATGGATGTTGAATCCATGCTTCGAGTAGGCCTCGGCACTTAGAACCTGATAGAAGCTATTTGTAGGAAGGTAGATGATCCTCTTCTGTGATGTGAGGATCTTGACCCTTTTCTGCAATGCCGGACACATCCTTACCATGTCCGCAGCAACCTCGAAGACAATTGAAGCCTGCTGTCTGTCTGCTGCACATCCGTAGACCTCAGCCCTTTCCTCGTGATCCCCACAACAGAGAAGAAGCGCCACTGCAGCTGCAAGTTCACTCTTCCCGTTCTTCTTTGGAATCTCCACATATGCCGTATTGAACTGACGGTAGCCATTCTGTTTGACTACACCAAAAACGTCTCTTACAATCTGTTCCTGCCATGGCAGTAGCACAAACGGCTTCCCTGCCCATATCCCCTTTGTGTGCTTCAGACACTGTATGAAGGCCACCGCATAGTCGGCTTTCTTCTTGTCATAATGGGAAGTCTCGGCCATGAACTTTGTGACTTTGTATTTTCCCATGTTGTTTCCTATATGTGAAAAGGACCCGCATCTCTGCGAGTCCTCTTGATGTATTCTGTTCTGTTGTCTTTCAGATCATCTCGTCCAGGATTCTGTATTCGCTTCTTCTCTTCTCAAGGTCCTGCATGGTGCACTGTGCTACGAAGCCGTTCCTGGTCTCCCTGAGCCTCTTCTCGAGCTTCTGGATTTCTGCTCTGCGTCCCTTCATGATTGGAAGTGCGTTGCTGCTGTCTGCCTTGATCTCGTTGAAGTCTCTATCGAATCTTGTCATCTCTGTTCCTCCTAAGGTGTATCAACCTTGTAGTGTATATATCACTCTTATCGGAACTAATAGCAAGTCATTATATAATAATAAGTTACATAATTTCAAATGCTCA